TCCTGTTTAGTCTTCGTTTGCCAATTTGGAAAAGTAAGACATTTCATCATCATCAGCAGACACTTCAAAAGGTGCATCATCAGCAACAACTGGTTTCTTAGGACCAGAACGCATTTGTTCAACTGTAGTCTTTGCAGGTGCATCAGCACCACCAAGAACTTTATCCAAACGAGACTTCAGTTCATCATAAGACTTGAATTCTTTTTCGGAAACCAATTCACTTAGAGAGTGTTCAGATTTCCAAATCTTTTCAAGTTCCTCATCATCATCAAGAAGTGCAGAAGGTGACATGAATTCAGACTTATCATAGTTCTGATAACCAGCAACCTTGGTGATCTTCAACTTGAAGTTGGCACCTTTCCACAGATCAAAAGGATTGATTGCGGTTTCATCTTCAAACTGTGGGTTCATTGCTTCAGTGATCTTCTCGAAAATCTTTGCACCGAAACGATACAGTTTGACCTTACCCTCATTCTCTGGATGCTTAGGATCAGATACGATATAAACGTTTGCAACGTAATTCAGTTTACGTTTTTGTTTACGAACGATTTCTTTGTTGGCTTCGATGCCAGAATTCCACAGGCGACTATTGTGTTCACACACGGGGCACTGTTGATTCTTAGTTGTCAGGCAGTTATCGATCAGCCAGCCACCAGGTCCCTGAAAACCATGTGAATAGACTTTGATCCAAGGCAGACCATCATCACCATCAACAGCTGGTGCAGGTAGAAAACGAATGGTTGCCATGCCGTTGCCGGACTTATCAACTTCTGGTTTCCAGAAATTATCTTTGTCGGACTTACCTTCAGAAGAAGCGTTGAGTGCTTCGATGGCTTTAGTGAGTTTGTCCAGATTGCCGGACGATTTCTTCATATTAGCAAAATTGCTCATTGTATTTCCTTTTTAAACGGATTATTAACGGATTATCCACACGATTCATAACAAAAACGGATTATAACATGATAAAGAAACCATGTCAATAGTATTTAGGCATATTCTTTGATTGCCTCTTTAAATGTTTCTTTATATTTCGATTCATCGTAATGAATGAATGGTGTGTATTTCTCACACTTTCTTTTCCAGGTGGGCCAAATAATTGTATCAGAAATCTTTTTGTTCCACATTTCAAAAAAGCCCATCATGTGATTTAGTATGGACAGAAATCTTTTTGTTCCACATTTCAAAAAAGCCCATCATGTGATTTAGTATGGACAGAGTTTCGATAGTCACCGCACCTTGCATAGTCTCATTCAACAGTAAAGGATACTGACCATCTTTCACTTTAATCATATCAGAACCGATAGAAACTTTGTCCATGAGGTACATTATATCTTCTTTGAATCGGTAATTCAAGCTCTGGTTTCTTTTCTGCCACATCTTGTAATTTTCTTCACCTTCTACACCAGTTATATCACCAATCCAGTTTACGTCTTTAACCAAGAAATTGGCAATATAGAAATTCAACAGCTCTTCGTTTCTATATTTTCTGGATAGTTTATAGAACGAATACTTGTCTTTTCGATTGGCAAAGTTCTGCTTGGTAACGTTTGACTTGCCGTTATACCTAAAAAAATCGTAAGAATCAGAAGTAAAATGAAGTTTAATGCTGTTAAACATCATAAATGCTTCAAAACCTGTGGTATTTGTCATAACAAATTATAAATAGGTGTGGATCGCCAGACTCTCACCTCCGCATCCACTCTAACATTGTAAAGGAATGTCAGCATGAATATTTATTCTTTCGATAAAAAAATTGATAACTCATTATCGCAACTTTTCGGTGTAAGCATGTGTTTTGATTATTCTGAACCGGATATTGTCGAAAATAATAAAACTTTTATACCTTGGAATAAAGGTAAAAAAGGAATTTATTCGGATGAACACAGGAAAAGTATATCTGATAGACAAAAATGCCAAAAATATAGACTGAACAAAAAGCACACCAATGAAACAAAATTGAAGATAAGTGAATCATCTTTGAAACGAGATCACTCATATAAAAATAAAAAAGTTTGTACACCACTGGGTTCTTTCGATTCGATTTCTTCAGCAGCAAGGGCGCATGACCGTAGTTGCAGTTGGATGACCAAAAAAATGAAAACGAATATGAAGGAATTCTTCATACGTTAGAATCATAGTGGCAATTTAGCACTCTTCTTCAGCATGTTAAGTGATTCTGCCTCTTCTCTCAGTTTGCTTTTAAGAGAGTTTGAGATAAGGGTAGAAGCAATCAGCATGTTAAGTGATTCTGCCTCTTCTCTCAGTTTGCTTTTAAGAGAGTTTGAGATAAGGGTAGAAGCAACATCAATCTCCATACCAGTTTTTTCACATACGCTAACGATAGCGTCCATAATTGTACAATCTTCAGACTCAACCAATTCGATGATCTTGTTGCTGAATTCACTAATTTCATTTTTTGTAGGCATAATTATTTTTTCGCATAAAAGATGTGATTACCAATTTGTCGAACAACTTTAATGTTGGTCCAACCCGGATTAACATATACAGCATGGTAAAACATTGCTTGTGCTTTGGCAAGCTCATGGTGCAGAACCGATTCAGTTAGTGCGCGCCTGGCAATGTACAAGCATTCTTCCCATGCATATCGATTTTTAATTTCTGGTTTTTTCTCTTCACATGTCCAAGAGAATTGACAAGTAGAACCTGTTTTTTGATAAACAACTCCACAGATATCGGAGGGATAACGGTCACTATTCGCACGATTGATTGTTACTTGTGCAACGGCCAATTTACCTTCGTGTGATTCCATTGCAGCTTCATAGTAAAGATTTTTTGCCATGCAGATGATTTGTTTATTGAAATCACTTGATACTTGTGTTGCAATACTTGGTTTAGTTTGTGCTCCTGTTGTAGGTAAAACAAAAGTTAGTAAAACAATCAATAAAGTTTTTGAAAACTTCATTTTTTCTCCTTGTGTGTAAAGAGGCAGGCTGTTGCCCGCCTCCCCCTCATTTACGAATTCTTCTTAGAAAGAACTTTTGCAGCAGGTTCTGCGTGTGGTGTGAAATTGGAAACAAAACCATTCAAGGTTGAAGCCTTGGCGATAATGTCCGATTCTGAGGGGATTGTTGGAAGAGGTGGAAATTCCGGTGGAACTTCACCTTTAGCTTTCGCTGTATCGCACTTTACATTCCAGTCTTGCTGTAGACGGTCTTTCTGTGCTTGATAATCATCATATAACATGTCTCTTGCCATTTTTAGTAGTTCAAGACGAATTTCAAAAGGTGTCATGTTTGACATAATTTTCTCCTTGTGTTGTGTTGTGTAAAATAGTTGGTTATTCTGTTACGAGGAAACCAACCGAAACCCTAGTCAGCGTTTAGGCTGCCAATGCGAACTTTTCATCGTTTGCGTTTACTTTTTTTGCTTGATTTACGGTCATCGCCTACCGTGCTGTCCACTCTGTTACTCTTTGCCCTGTCGAAACCTAGTCACCCCCATCAGAAACATTCTGTTTAGTTCTTTCGATCCGTCCTCGTCAGGTAGGGATAGAATGCTTTTGGTGGAGGTGGGGAGAATCGAACTCCCGTCCAGAACACTTTTCTCTTTGCTTCATACAGCAATAAACTGTAGTATATCTCTTATTTATTTATTTGTCAAGAGTTTTTATGGTATAAATAGGTGTGGATCGCCAGACTCTCACCTCCGCATCCACTCTAACATTAAAGGGAATGTCAGCATGAATATTTATAGTTACTATGTTTACGCCTATCTTAGAAATGATGGAACACCATATTATATTGGAAAAGGCAAGAAAAAAAGATCACATTCAAAACATAAAAGTGTACCAGTACCAAAAGATAATAAATTCATAGTTATTTTAGAAAAAAATTTATCTGAACTTGGTGCTTTCGCCTTAGAAAGAAGATATATTCGATGGTATGGCAGAAAAGACAATAAAACAGGAATTTTAATAAACAGAACAGATGGAGGCGAAGGCGTTTCTGGTCGAAAAACTCCACAACATTTGAAAGATTATTATTCAAAAATATTCAGTGGTCGAAAAATTCCATATTTAAGAACAGAAACACATAACAAAAATCACAGCAATTTTATGATTGGAAATAAAAATGCTGTTGGTTCCAAAAGAAGTGACTTAAACAAAAAGTCGGTGTCATGTTTACATTGTCGTAAAGAATATAGTAGAGGACAATTTGCAAATCACACTAAGAGTTTTTCTTAAAATATTCAATTGCGCGAACTAATCCTTCAATGTGGTCCGAAGTTTTTTGTTGCATTACTATTGGTTTGTCGTTTTCTACAGCCATAATAATTACAAGATCATTGATTGGTATACCAACAATTTCTTCATAAAAAAGAGCATATGCTGTTGTTTGCCACCAATAATCCTCAACTTGTTCAACAGTTTTAATCTTCTTAGAAGTCTTAAAATCAATTACAGACAACACACCATCAAACTCACCAATACAGTCTACACGCCCAGCCAAACCCAACTGTTCAGACCACAATGCAACCTCTTATTCTTCATTGTTTAAATACTTTTCACATAGAGTATGTACATTAGTACCACGTGAGGTTGCCTGTCTCGAAATCTTATTTGCAACATCTTCACCAACTCTACGGCGCCACTCCATGATTGCCTGTTTCTTTTGTGCACCAACAACTGTAGTCACAGAAGGTAGTTTAGAACCACTCGGTGTAACATAATATCTTTTACCATCTGGAAAAGTTTCCGATTTCAGGTCAGGCAACTTCATGGGTGGGCAATAATTAAACATATTCTTCTTTCTTTAATAACCAAGTTCTTCGCAAGCCACGATCCACTGCTTGACTAAACTACTTCTAACAATATCATCAGGTGTAAAATAAACCTCCTGAAACGATGGCATCTTTCTTGCAACTTCCAAGAAACTATG